CTTGCCGATGCTGAGCGGCTCAGGGGCCGCGCCGTCAGCTACCCTTTTTTTGCCTCAGCCTTGATGCCCTTCGGCGTCATCTGGTCCGTGAAGATCCTGATGAACTCCGTAATCGTCTGCGCGTTCGACAGCGCGCCGACATCTTCGGCGGTCATCCTCTCAGTGTCGCCCTCCAGCCGTTTGCCCTCGTTAATGCCCGCGGCCAGCAGGCCCGCAAGGTCGGACGGTTTGAGGTTATCGAGGTTCGAGAGTTCGCGCATGTCGTCCCGGCCGGAGCTCGCAAGGAAGTCGACAATGGCGTTCCAATTGAGCTCCACCCGAAACGTGCGGCCATCCGTAAGTGTGATGCTGTTGTTCATACTAGGCGGACTTAGTGAAAGCACCGACAATCTTCAGGTCCACGTTCAACGTGGTGTCGCTGTCGACCGCCGCGCTGGAGCTCTCGCTGTAGCCGGTGATGATGGCCGTGCCGGTGTAGGTGTCGCCACCCGTGCAGGTGTACGTCACGGTCACCTCAGCTTGCGCGCCGGTCTTCAGCGCCTGCTCGATGACGTCGTCGCGGTCCAGCTGCGTGAACGTGCCGGTACCGGAATTGAGAGAGAGCAGCGCGGCCAGGCGGAGGGTGACGTCGTGGCGGACCACGGACTCCTGCTGCACGCCGGCGTCGTCCTTGGTGATCGACGTCTTGGTGACGGCCGCGATGTTCAGGTCGTCCTGCGTACGGCCCAGGATAGTCTTGGAGCCGATCTGGACTGCAATGTTATAACCTTCAACCATGGTATTATGTTTTTAACTAGTTTGTTTGACGAAAAAGTTCATTTCGATGGACCAGACGCCCTCCTGGCAGTCCTTGGTCGTGGACCGGTGCCGGATGATGTACTGGCCGTCCGCATTGGCGTCAAGCGCCGCGCGGATGGCGTCGGCCTTCTGCTGCGCGCTGTCGAACACCTTGTCGTAGACGCGGATGACGCTGTCTGCCGTGATCTGGTACACCCCGTCCTTCGTGCGCCACTCCTGCGTGGTCTGCTCATAGACTGCGTAGGGATAGGACTCCGTCTCCGCTTCAGCGAGGAAGAAGGGACAGACATTCTTGCAGAGCGAGGTCAGCTGTGTGCCTATGGATTCAGTCATCGGTCGTAGAGTTTGTCTTCCTGCCTTTTCAGGCTGTTCTTAAACGATTCAACAAAAGGACCCTCCCATCCTGCGATACCGGCCTCGAAGAAGTTCCGCGGCTGGATGCCGGTGGAATTTCTGCGGCGGCGCGCAGCGGCGGTCTTGCGGTGCTTCACCGGATTCTTGAAGTGGTGCGAAGGGTCGCGGTTCTCCAGGGTACCGTAGTTGATCCAGTACGCTTTGAACCAGTCGGCGATCTGCGCTCCGCTGGGATTCTGATGACCCTGCGCCTGCCTGTTGTTGAACAGGCCGAACACGGCGTTCAGCTTTCCGTTCGCGGTCTTCACCACCTTGTACCGGACCAGCCGGTTCCAGCGCTTCGGGATCCTGGACTTGACGGTCCGCGCCGACACCTTGGACGCATCCTTCAGCGCCTGGCGCGAAATCTTCAGCAGGTTCTCCGGCGCGTTGTCGAAGACCTTCAGGCAGTCGTCAAGGCCAGAAATGGTGATCCCTGTTGCCATTACTTCTCAATGGTTGAAGCGGTGATGATGCAGAACGGAGACATCCTGTCGATAGGGTCGATGCCCTTGATTTCGTACGGAACGCCGTCAATCTCCAGTTCCATCCGGGTATTCATGCCGGGGACCTTGTAGGTGGTCACCGTCATGCCCGTGCGGGCTTCCAGATTGTCGTCGCTGACGTACTCGTCAGTGAGCGGCTCCAGCTTCGCAAACAGCCGGCAGTGCTGCGTCCGGCGGACGGTCTTCTGCCCCTGGTCGCCGATGGTGCGCTCCACGGAGTAGAACGTCACCAGCGTATCCAGCTCGCCTATGTTCACCCTGTTATCCATCACTTCACCCCCCACGTCCTGTACGAATCCAGCAGGCGCGTCGAAGCCTTCGGCAGCGTCTCCACGGAATCCACCGGGTTGTTAAAGAGTGCAGCAGCATGGAGCAGGATGGCGGCCTTGATGTCGGGCTCGACCTGGCCCGGTCCGGCGGTGTAGTTCACCTCAACCGCCTCGCCGGTCACGTCGTCCGCGAATTTCAGCACGGTGCCGACCAGCTGGTACTTGCTTGCTTCAAGAGTGTTGCCGTCGACCTTCACGCTGGAGATCTCCTTGACGGGTCCCTCCAGCGGGATGGTCTTGGCAAACGGTCCGGTATAGACGAAAGACGACTGCGCGATGATCGCGCCGATGTAGTGCTCGGCGGAACGGATGGCGGCCTTCAGCTTCAGCTCGAGGTCAGAATCCATATCCGTCGTGGTTAGGCGGATATGGTTCTTAAACTCGGCCAGCGTGGGCTGGAAATTTCCGTAGGTGCGCTCAGTCATCGTTCGGAGGATTAGATGCCGGTCTTGATGTCGACGATCTTGCAGAACGCGCCGGGACGACGCACGCAGACGTCGTGGTACGCGATCGCGGTGACCTCGATGACGGCCTTGGCCTTCTGGGAGAACGGATCGACGATGAAGTCGAGACCGCCCCACTGCGGGACGAGGACCTCCTCGAAGTTGCCGAAGACGGCAGCGGAGCAGATGCCGGCGGCGCTGCCCTTCGTCAGGTTGGACGGGATGGCGTTGGTGACGTGGACGTCAAAGCCGTTGGCGCGGCCGTCCTCCATGATGAACGAGGAGGTGCTGGCCACCTTCGGAGTGACCTTCATGTCGCCGGCCACCTTGCTGTTGGTGACGTAGGACAGGCGGCCGAACAGACCGTTGGACGCGCCGACCTTGGACTCCATGCCGACGATGGAGGCCCAGTCGATGGCGCCGCCGTTGGTGCCCATGGCGATGGAGTTGACGCCGGAAGCGGCGAGGATGCCGGTAGGCTGGCCACTGGAGCCGGAGCCGTTGAAGATGGCGGCGTCGAGGGACTGCGCATGGGCGGAGATCAGCTCGTCCCAGATCAGCCGCTCGACGGGCTGGGCGCTCTGCTTCAGCAGATCCATGGTGTAACCCGCGAGGATCTGCAGGCGGTGCGGCGTCATGTCGACAGCGGTGTAGCCGGGCTTGGCCACGGAGGCGGCTGCCTCCTCGGCGAGCCAGCTGGCGGCCGCGGAACCACCCTTGACGATGCGGGCGTTGCCCTGCATGCCGGGGATGTAACGTACGCCGGCGCGGACACCGACCATCGCGTCCTTCAGGGCCTCGACATAGGACCACTCGGTGATCGCCTTGAACTCGGGACCGTAGCCGGAATCGGTGGCGTTGTTGTAGTCGCCGCGCTTGTGGGAGTACGCGACACCCAGGAGGACGGACGGAATGGCGTAGCCCTGGACGGACTGGCCGCAGTCCGAAAGCTCCTTGCGGGCCTCTTCGTGCATTTCCGCCTCGAAGCCGGTGAGGCTACCAGCAGTAGCCTCGCGCAGGAACTTCGTGATGGAGAACCGCTTCAGCTCCTTCTTCTCCCCGGGGGAAAGAACGCGCTGATTCAGGAGGGCGCGCTGGGCGGCCTCCTCGATCTGTGCCTCACGCAGTTCGGTGGTGAGGGATTCGACCTCGGCAGCCAGAGCTTCGCGCTTGGCGGCGTCGGTCTCTGCCTGGCAGGCGTCATTCTTGGCCTTCAGGTCAGCAGCAATTTCGTACGATTTTCTCATTGCTTTGGGGTTTTAATTTGCCAGTTGCCGCTTGGCTCTGGCGATGGTTAAACGGATATGTACGTCGTCCACGTTGGAGGTTTTCACCTCGTCCGCGGGCTTTTCGTTTTCTTCGACATCGCGCTGCTCGGCGTCGGGCTGTTCCGCCTCGGGCTTCTTGCGCTGCGCCTCCAGGGCGGCGCGCTCCTCGGCGATGCTGCGCTTGACGGCGTCCGGGTTGGACGGGACGTTCACGACGGAGATCTCCATGAGGGTCATCTGGTCGTAGTAGTAGACGTCCGGATCCTCGCCGTCGCGCCGATCGCCCCAGTGGCCGCGCTCGGGACTGAAGCCGACGGACACGCCGCTGATGGACCCGAACACGACCTTGCGGAACACCTTGTCTGCCTTGCGGTTCAGTTCGGCCGGCTCGAAATAGACCTTGACCAGCAGCTGGTCATTCTCCACGCGGGCCTCGCCGCGACCGATCACGTTGTCCGGATCGTCGCTGTCGTAGATGTCGTGCTGGTATCCGATGACGCCGTTCTTACGGAACCGGCTCAGGTCCCAGCCGTCCGGCTTCAGCACGGTGCCGTAGCTGTCTACGGTGCCGTTGCTGGCGACGAACTCGACCGAGCGTTCCGCCTCATTAATGGCGCGAATCTCGACCTGTTCAATTTGCCGGCGCAGGATGCTGTCTTTCTTTTCCTCTGCCATGGTGTTACTCGTTTTGCGTGCTATTATCGACGACCACGGCCTTGCCGGCCTCGTCGATCTGCACATAGTTCATAGGCATCCGCGGGAAGTCCAGGCCCGGGAGGGATTTCATTTCCTCCAGGCGGCGCGCCTCGTTCGGCGTCATCCAGCCCGCGTTGATGCCGGAATTATAATACTCGGCCCTGGTCTTGGCGTCGCCGCGCATCAGGCCCTTCATGTCAAATTTTACGGAATACTTCCCGCGCTCGTCCTCACGGAACAGCTTACTCTCCAACTGGACCTCGATGCGCTTGCAGATCGGGCGCAGGGAGAACTCGCCGAAGAAGATGTTCTGCTGCTCGATGTTGGAGAACGTGGCATGACTCAGCTCGGCGAGCAGGTGCGGCGGAATCCCGAAGATCCTGGCGATGTCGCTGATGCTGAAGGTCTCCGTCTGCAGCAGCTGGGCCGCGAGCGGGGAAATGCCGACGTCCTTATACTTGACGCCGTACTCCAGCAACGGGGTTTCGTAGTTCTGCGAGCTGGCCTTAAAGTGCGCCATGAACTTATCGAACTGGTCTTCGCCCAGGCTGTTCTCCATCTCCAGCACGCCCTTGATATTCCCGCCACGCTTATAGAACTCGCCGCTGAACTTGTTTGCGGCGATGCCGCGCCCGATGGCGGCGGCGTTGTAGGAGATCGGGTCGATGCCGGTCAGGCCGTCACGGGTGAACAGCATGACATACAGGAACTCATGCTCCAGGTAGGTGCCGTTCAGGTAGCTGAACGTGGGATCCGGGCAGTTCACGCGGTACCCCTTTACGCCCTTGTTGAACAGGACGGTGACCCAGTCCTTGTCTACCGGATGGAGCGCCACCGGATTACCGGCGGAGTCTCGCTCGATCGGGCCGCAGAATACGCCCTTGCCGAGCAGCTGGGCGATATTGCGGAACCAGTAGGTAAAGGGATCCATGTAACCGTTCGGTGCTACCCGAAGAAGCCGGGTCGCCGGATGATCGGCCGCGTCCTCATAGCCGGCGTCGGTCACGACCTTGACGGACTTCGGGAGGCTGGCGATGTTTTCGGAAAGCAGTTTGATTGCGGCGTACACCGCAGTAAAACGCAAAGCGGAGTCTTCGTTAACGGAGACTCCGAAGTCGATGCCATTGCTTCCGTGAAAGACGGGCGAAGAAGGGATAACCCCGATGGACCAGCCACGGAGGGCAGCACCGATGCGGTTGCGTAACGGGATATGATTAGACTTTGCCACCATCAATGGTTTTCACGAAGATGGCAAAGAAATCTCTTAAAAATCAGGAATTTGCATATACTTGTTGCATATACTTTGCACGGCTAAAATTTAACCGTCCGAAGTGTATGCGTCGTGTAGATTTCGCCGGTCTTTCCGGACGTCTTTGTGAGCCACCCGCCGACCGCGTCGACCAGGGCGACCACGCCGTCTATCTTGTTCCTGGAGCGCGCCTTGTCTAGCTTGATATTGGCGTTCGGGTCCTGGTAGATTACCACGTTCTGGAACATCCAGCGGATAATGGGGTTTCCGCAGAAGTTCAGCTCATGACGCAGGACGGAGGATTCCACCCACTTCGTAGGGACTGACATGTACCGGATGTTCTGCTGGTACTCCATCAGCTTCTCCTGGTACCGGCCGAACTTCCCGAGGACGTTCCACATTCCCCAGGGGTCGTATGAGATAGCCTTGACATCGTAGCGGTCCAGCTCCTGCAGCACGCGGGAGACGAACCAGTCCTCGTCGATCACGCTGCCGGGCACCATCTCCAACCAGCCCTGCTCCACCCACAGCCGGTAGTCCACGCGGTCCTCGGCGCGTTTCGGCGCCGTAACTTTCTCCTCCGGTACCAGGAACAGGAACCGGGATACCTTGTAAAGCGGGAACCAGAAGGCCACGGCCACGATGTCAGTCTTGCGCGCAAGGTCGATGCCGACCCAGCACTCCGCCCCGTCGAGCTGCGCGCCGGAAATCTCGCGGTTGTTTGCAGCCACGTCATCGTCAGGGATCCATACGGACGGCGCGTCGACCCACATGTTCAGGTTCTTCGTCTTGAAGGCGGACAGCGTGCTGCCACCCTTTTGCTTCGCCTTCTGGTAGGAGTCCTTCATGTATTTCGGCTTCAGGGAGACGCCGTAGTTCGGATTCACCTTCTTCCAGGTGGCCTCGTCATCCCATCGGTCTCCCTCGTCGGGTTCAAAGAGCAGAGCGAAGTGGTCCTCATTCTCCAGGAGTCCGCGCAGGATCTGGCGCAGGAACTCCAGATGCCCGAAGTATGGATAGGACGTATCCACGCCTGCAGTGGAGATTTGGAACAGCAGCGGCTGCTTGCGGGCGCCCATACCGGTCTGCACGACCTCCACAATCTCAAATGATTTCCAGGCGTGCGCCTCGTCGCCGATGCCGCAGTGCGGGTTCAAACCGTCCTTGTTCTTCGTGTCCTTCGACAGCGGTTTGTAGCTGCTCGACTCGAAGACCATGGAACCCTTGCGGAAATACTGCACGACGTCGGGCACCAGCCCAGACGCCATGGCGATCTGGACGGACGCCTCGAAGCAGATCTTTGCCTGCTCCTTATCGACCGCGAAGGAATAGACCTCAGCCGCGGGCTCTCCGTCTATTATCAGCATGATCAGCGCGATCACGGCGGCCAGCGTGGTCTTTCCGTTCTTACGCGGGACGTACACGTCGCCGTATGTGTATTTCCGCGTTTTGGTGGCCTTCCACTTAAAGCCAAAGATTGAAAGAATCACGAACCATTCCCACGGTTCCAGCTCCATCTTCTTCCCGGCCCATTCTCCTTTGAAGTGCTTCAGCCCGTCGTACCCGATGTCCTTATTGCCCCGGATGAAAAGCACGATCAGCCTGATGGCCGACCTGTCGAAATACAGGTCACCGCCCTCCTCGCAGCGCGCCATGTCTCTCCGCCATCGGGCCGCCGCCAGGCCGACCATCTCGCAAGCCGGAAGCGCCCCGCTCTCGATGGCGGACACATAATTCTCTACGATGCTATACGGCGACATATCGGTTATTGATCATCTGGTCCTTCGTCATCATTGACTACCATAGCAAAAATGGCCTTGAAACCTTTCGGCTTGTTATCTCCCAGCTCCATCTTCAGGCGCTGACGATCCACTGGAGAGAATCCGAAGTTGCTGCCTATCTTCAGCACCTTCTCCATGGCTGCGTGCAGCTGCTTCACGGATGGATTCTGCACCAGGAAGGTTCCGCGCTTTCCTTTCACCTCGACGTACATTCCTTTCTTCTTGATGTCCTCCTCGCACCGCAGCACGATGTCATACTCTATGGCATAGAACAGAATCTGCGCGCAGAACGTCGGGTCCAGCATCCCCTGCGCCGCGACCTTGCGGCAGGTTGCCCAGTAGATTTCACGCGCCCGGGGCGTGGAAGATTTTAGGCCGGATACCTGGCACTTAGACCCAATGTCTTCCAGGCGGACCGGCTCGCCGATGACGCTGGTCGGGCGCTCTCGGCAGGGCTGGTCCGTCCCCCTTAGTCTCTTAATCTCTTGCGGCAGTGGTTTTCGTCCTCGTGCCATATATATCTTGAGTTAGAATTACGCAATCCTTATATCGGTGTCAGTCACACATACGCGCGCATAATGCGAAGACCGGGTACTGAGAACGCGCCAATTTCGCACGCGCGCCTTCTTGACCGGTGGAGTGGTTTTTTCAGCGAGTCGGCGAGAGATTTGACCCACCCCCGGGGGTCCAGCCTATGACAACAAGGTCCGGCGTAGAGCTGCGCATACGGTACCGCAACAGCTCCGTGTTCGTCAGCCGGGTCACGGCTCGCTTTGCATCCTCCTGGCTCATTTCAAGCTCTTCGCGGGTTCCGTCCGCGTAGATCAGCAGCAGGCCACACGGCGTCATACGGTAAGCCATAAGCCACGACATCCGCACGCACATCGTCATCCTGCCGTCCTTCCCCTCCATCGGGCCGACCTTCGGCCGCGCCGGCTCCATCGGCCGGACTGGGCGGATCCTGAATATCTCAGCAATCCGCTGCATTATTGGTGTGTTCTTCTCCATTCCTGTATGAGTTGTTTGTCTTTGTTACCTTTTATCATATTGCAGTGGCTGCAGAGGGACTGCAGGTTCTTCTCGTCGTAGAAGTCCTCACAGATCGGCGCTGGGATGATGTGGTCGACGCAGTCGGCCGCCTTGATGATTCCGTTGCGCTTGCACTCCTCGCACAGGGGATGCTCGGCGCGGAACCGGCTAGCCAGCCGCGTCCAGCGCGGCGTATGGTACCGCGGGTCCGAAGCCTCGCGGTGATAGCCGCCGTCGTGCTTGTCGACGTGTGTCTTTGCGTCCCAGGGCAGTTTCATAACCTACTGTACTATCTTGATCCGTTGTCTGTTCTTCTCGGCCCGCAGGCAGCCGCAGGACCGCGTGCGCCCGGATGTGAGGTTGCAGGCGTAGGCGTTAAACTCCTGCCCGCAGTCGCACCTGCATTTGTATATCGAGATCCGGCCGTCCGAACTGCCGACCTTTTCCAGCACCACCACGCGCCCGAAGCGCCGGCCAACCAGGTCCTTGGTCTTTACCTCCATATCACTCCTCCCCTTCGTTTTTGCGGGACTTGTGGCCCCACGGTACCAGGTTTCCCAAGATCGGCCGCTTGCGCAGCTGCTCCTCCGTCAGGCTCGCCATCCGCTCCCTGGAGAGAGCCGGCAGCAGGATGTGCGACCCGCGCTCCTTCTCGCGCATCTCGATGGCTTCCAGATTCAGATAGACGCCCTTGAACGCCTTTTTCTCGCCGTCCTCGCCCACCGAGGCGTTCTGCACGGTGCCGTAGTAGTTCTGGATAGGGATGCAGATGTAGTCCATCATGTTCCCGTTCCAGGTTGTAAGCTGGCGTACTTCTGCGCCTTTCAGCTTCAGCAGGTTGATTTTAATGTTATAGTTCATCTCAGTTCATGGTCTCTTACAGTTACTACCTGCGCGCACAGGCGCAGGGTATTAATAATATCACTAAGCGCGCGCGTGAGGCTACAGGGTTATCGTGACCACCTTCGTAGCCGTTACATCGAATCCACGGCGGCGGAGCTCGTCCGCAAGCTGCTGGTCGGTGTATCCTGCGAGCTCGACAGACTCTGCCTCCTTCTCCACTTCCACGCGGATCTCCTCCAGCGCCTGAACGGCCGGCGCATCGCAGCACACTTTGACTGCCGGATGCGTCACCTTGTACCGCAGCACGTCCAGCGCCTTTTCCTTATCCTCCAGGCTGACGTAGTTATTCGGGCCGCGCTTGATCACGTTGATGGACGCCTCGCGCAGCACGGCCGTAGCGCCACGCCCATGGAATCCAGCCTCTGCGGCAACAGCGGACACCATCACCATCCCGAGCTTATTTCTTGCGATGCCGGCATCCGTCTTGCACGGCTTCTTCTCCTTGGGCTGCTTCTTCACCGGCCCGGTCAACTTCGGGTCGTCATAGGCGTGCATGGAGGGCTTCGAAGCCTCAACGGGTTTACTAGCCTCAACCGCAGAAGCCGGTTTGTTCTCAGTAACCAGCTCTATACCATGGAGGTCGGAGAACTTCACCTCCTTGCCGTCGGCGCTCTTGCAGGCGCCCCGCTCGGTAACGGTGTACTTCTTGCCATCTGAATCTGTAATCTTGTCGCCAGGGTAGACCGGACGATTCAGCCGGTCGAGCCCTATCACTTCCTTGGTGGTCTGTTTCATAACGCGAGAAATTCTGCTTTGGTGTTCGTGAGAGGATCGAGACATTCGTGATGGATATGCACTATCCCCATGTCGCGGAGTTCCGCCACGCGGCGGCAGATGGTGGCGCGCTCAATCAGGACGCACTTGGCGATCTGCAGACGTGTGGCGCCGTTCTTCTTCGAGCGAAGGAAATCTACGATTACCTTCTGCTGGTGATTGATTCTAACCTGGTCCATCGCTATAGTGTTTTATCGTGTGTCTTATAATAGCTGCGTGAGGGTTTCGACCTCAACCTCCGGGCGCCTGTGAATGTTAACCACAGAAAGATTCGTGACAGACCCCGGCACTGCATCTTACACCGCGCAGCTTCGTAGTCTATTTCTTTATTGCTTCCCTTACGGCCTCCATGTTTCTGATGAACTCCATGTTCTTAAGGACCTCGCGCTTGTAGTAAGGGCTCTTGTTGTGGAGCCGGATGGCCTGCTCTATGTCGTGGTCCGGGTTATAGTGCTGCTGCATCACGTCGAAGATGGTCACAGCCGTCTCAACGTCGAATGCGTCGCAGATCTTGTAGCTGGTACCGGCGATGCGGTTCACCTCGCTGATGTAGATGGGCGTCAGCTGGAGGACGCCGGAATCGTGGGCCTTTCCTACGGCCGTAGGGTTGAAGCGGCTCTCCGTATATGCGATGGCGAGCTGAAGCTGCTGCCATGGCGTGAGGGCGTCGCTTACGAATACCAGGGTATCGACGCGGCGGACGATACCGGAGAGGATGGCGGCCTTCTGGTCGGCGATTTCCTGCTCCAGCTGCTCTATGCGGCTGTCGAGCTTCTCCGCATCCTTGTGGTCTACATAGAGCCCCCACAGGGCGCCGATGGCCAGCGCCACCACGAAGGTGACGATCACCTCAACGGGTCTCATTTCGATGTTCTTTTTCATTTCGCGTGCTGGATTATGTGGTTGTTGAAAGGTCTTCCGTTATTCAGGTGGATGCGCACGGCATCCTTCCCGCAGCCCAGGAAGACGGCGGCTGCCGCCATCGAGGGGAAGTAGTGTACGTCGCAGTTGGGAGATACCACCCGGACGGGGATGGTCCTGCGGTTGATGGTCCTGCAGAGGGCCCGCGAGGTCTCCGCCCTCAGGCATCCGCAGGAACGTGTGGCACCGGAGAGGAGGGAAGCCGACCGCGGCATGAACTTGGTGCCGCAGTCGCAGACGCAGTTCCAGAGGGCGTCTCCGTTCCTGGCCTTCCCCGCGTAGGAGAGGACGCGCACCCGGACGAAGGTCTCGCCGGCGAGGTTGCGGAACGTATGGGATCTCCTGGTACTCATATCTGCGCGGGGTTGAAGGTAATATCCAGGCCTCGGGCCTGCAGCGTCTCGAAGTAAGCGCGGACCAGCTCGGACTTGCAGTGCATCTTGAACACCGCAGTACCGCGTATCTCGTCGTCAGCCATCGAGCGGTACCGGCCGCGGTAACCCTTTCGCACTCCGTAGAGAGCCTCGGCCTTGGCGCGGTTCACGGATTCGGGGGAGAGGAGCGCGATGACGGCGTCCTTCCCGATCTTATCATAGAGCGCGGCGCCGTAGCCCTCGCGGAAATCCCACCCTTCTGCCATGAAGGTCTCCCAGGCACGGGACAGCCCGCTCTCCTGGAACTGGCGCTTCTTCTCCTCCGCGAGGACGGAGTCCGCCGTGCGGCGTGCTATGGCGGCGCACACGCTGATGCTGTTGATGGCTGCGTGACGGTCCCCGCACGCGGCATATACGCTGAGCCAGTGGGAGACGTTCGTCGGGATCAGCCGGCGGTCTTCGTTATGGAACTCCCCGGCGATGCCGGCACGCAGGGCGATGACGATCTCGTCCTCGAACAGGTCGGTGCGTGCAGCTGCCTGCAGGACCGCGGACGCCACGCGGGACGCCTCGGTGGAAGGGATGGGCCTGCCCTGCATGTTCGCCAGTCGCGTGAGTTCGAGGCGGAGCGCCTCCTGCAGCCTGGTGTCATTCACAGCCGCCACGCGGCGGCCGGTCATGGCTTTCTTGATCTCCTCTACGTTCATACTCATGCCCTCCCCAGTTTCTTGTTCAGCACCGCCAGCTCCGCGGCCTGCACCTCGTCGATGGTACCGGAGTTCGCCAGCTCCTGCAGGAGGTCGGCGCGCTCGGCATCGGAAAGGATGGCCGGGATGTTGTCGGGATTCTCGCGGGCGAGGATCTCCACCGGCTTGATGTCGGCCCATTCCTTGCGGAACGCCATGTTCACGCAGTAGACCGCCTCGGAAAGGGTGCATTTCTCGCCGATCTCGTCCAGGATGAACTGGAGCGTCCCGCGGCCCTTCGCCGCCCAGACGGGCGACGCCAGCAGGCGACGCCACGCCTGAGCGAAGGCGTCCTCCTGGAAGGGAAGCTCCAAACCCTTTCCGGGCGCCAGCCCGGATTCATTCATTGAAGAAAATAAATCGTCGTCGTGGTCGTCGTTCTGTTGCGTAAGCCTCGCGCGATATTTACCACGAGTATATTTATTATTATTACTATCACTAGAATACCTTGATACTGCTTTAGGGGTTACGCAATCGGTTGCGTGAGGGGGTAACGCAATCGGTTGCGTAACCGGGTTACGCAATGTATTGCGTAACCCCCCCGCCCATTCGATGCGGTCCTTGACGATGCCGGGCACCGGGGAAGCCTCCTCGGGAAGCACCGCCCAGAACTCCGAACAGACGCCCTTGTTGGTCCTCACCACCTCATGGCATATCAGTCCCAGGTCCTCCAGCCGGCGGACGATATACTGCGCGTTGCGCTCCTTGCAGCCTATCCACTCGCCGATATAGCGGGCGCTTGCGCGCATCCGGCTCATACCGTCACGGGAGAAGCTGTATATCAGCGCATAGACCGCCCGCTCGCTGTTCGTGAGGTCGGGCAGCTGCGTATACATCCAGCCCTGCTGTACGATGTAGTCGAAATCCTTCATGTCGCGCTATTTCTTGGATTCAAGGGACTCGATGAACTCCTTGACGCACTCCGTCAGCGCGGATGCGGTCACGGGGATGTCCCGCTTACAGTACAGTCCGCTCCAGTCAGAAACCTTGCCGCCGATTGACTTAAATACCATGCACTCAGTATCATCGTCCGGGTGGAGCGGCAATACACACAGGTCCGCACAATACTCCTTCCCTTCGTATTCGAAGAAGCAGTACAGACCCCCGTTTCCGGGATTGGTTTTAATGTCTAATGTCATATCCGTTAAAAATTTGATGGTTTCCTGTAAAAAACCCCGCTGCGCCGGAACCCCACGGCGGGGACGTTGTTACAACATGTCAACTAGTCAAAATGAAAAAACTTCCTTCTCTCTAAAACTATCAAGTGTTATCGTAGAGTGTATGTCCGGTCCGCATCGCTGCGGTTGCAGGGTAGGGCGGGATCGGACCGCCGTCCTCCAGCTGGCGCTGGCGCTCTGCCGCTGAGCTACTATCCTGTGTTGTCCGGGCGCCGGCATTTACCCGGACGGTGCGTGAAATAACGTGAAATGATTCGTCGGTCAGAAATTAACTAACAATGCCTATGAGCGATATATGCTGCCGGCCGCGCGCCTCAACGGCGGGCGTGTATCTCAGTACGACCCGACATAGTCGGTCCGGATGGAAACGAATCCCACGGCCGAGCAGATCGCGGTGAAGGTCGGGATCAGGGCGACCATGCCCCTGGTGACTGCGCCGAAGGCCAGCGACGCGAAGAACGCGAGCGCGAGCAGGACGGTGCCGATGGTTTTCTTGGTGTGCTGTCTCATATCTGTGGTGTTTTGCGGTTACATGTTCCAGAACGCCCCCGCCTTGGTGACGTAGAACAGACGGAGGTTCGTCCCCCTCACCATGCGCATCCCGTTCTTCGGGTTCCGCTCTGTGCGGAGCTCTCCCGTGACGGCGTAGTGGCGCGCCCTGGAAGCGGACAGCTTGATCAGCGCGGCCGCCTCGGCTACGGTGTAACTCCGGCGCACGTCGATGGCGGCGGGATCCGTGGTATGGGGGAAGGGTTTCATTTCCGGGCGGATTTCGGGACGATGGTGCCGGTGGCGTAAAGAATCCGCTTGATTCCGGGCTCGGTAAGATTGAATTTGCCCGTCGACGCGATGGTCCGAATGATTCTTTCGGACGAAGCATCGGGGAACGCCTTGCGGAGCGTCTTGAACTCCGCCGTGAGCTGCTTGTTTCGCTGCTCCCGTTCCTGTTCTTTGAGCGTGTTAGTCAGTACGTTCATTGTGTGGTTGTTTCGATTCCGATACAAAAATAGTAATATATTTCGATATTCCAAATATCGAAAGCAAAATTTTTTAATGCGCCTCAACGGGATCCTGGTCCTCGAATAGGTCCGGGTACCGGGATTTTTGCCTCTCCACCTGACGATAATCGTCGTATCTCACGCAGTAGCCCCGCTTATACGAGCAGTGGCAGCGCTGGATGTTGAAGAACTCGCAGTCGTCGCAGGGCTCCTGCCCGTGCTTCTCCAGCCATTGTTTCAGTGTCAGCATGGCGTACAGAATTATGCCGCGGCAGCTGCCAGCGGCTGTGCGGAAATTGCCAGCGCCTCGCAAAGCGAGCGGGCCATATCCGTAACCACGGCGTTGCCGATGTATTTCTTCTGCTCGGTCTGCGTGCCGACGAGGACATAGTCGCTGGGGAAGCCCATAATCCTCTTTAACTCGGTGATATTCAGCATCCGCATACAAATGTCGCTGATGCCGTAGAGCGCCATAAATTCCTTGATCTTCACCGTCATCGGGCTATCGTCCTCATAGATCACGACCGCCGGGCCCCGCTCCGCCGTGACGATGTACGGCGGGCGCTTATCCATCCGGGCGATAAGGGTAAAGCAGGGCTTGTCGATGGATGCGCCCTCGCTGTTAAATTGAGGATTGACGAGGTAGTGCCATTTGTGATTTGCCGTAATTGTACGGCACGGCTCGTCGATTGAGCTGCCGACGTTATCGAAGGAGGTATCCATAACCCACGGGCGGACCGAGACAAGGTTTAGTTTCGGGTTTGTGGTTACTGCGCCGGCGGGCTTGTCTATCGACGCGGGGCGGCCCGTCCCGTACTGCTGGTCGAGAAACTGCATTTTTACGAGGCCGAAGCGGTCCTTTGTCGTGACCGTAGGCGCCGGATCCTCTACCGAGCGATTCCCTCCGTTTCCATAGAAAGCCGTGATAAAGGCGTGGTGGTCTACGCAGGTAATCGTCCCAGCGGGGCCGTCTATTCCTACGTTCTTCCCTTCCGGGGAGCCGCTGAATTGCTTCGATAAAAAGCGAACCTTTGCCAGGGCCAGCCGATTCTGCGCAGCCACCACGGGGCAGGGCGCGTCGATGCTAGGCGGGATGTAGACGCCCTTACGGCTCATGGAATTGAACTTGACGAGGAAGGCGTCCTTGCCGCCGGCCACGAACTTGATCAGTCCGGCGTAGATCCGCTGCAGGGTTTTCTCGGAGAGCGGCTTGTCGCGGAAAATGGACCTGCCGCAGTCGTCCAGGTCCAGGACGTCGCGCACCGGTTTCCACGGCTCCAGATCTCCGAACAGGGAGTTCGCCGCCCCCTTGCTGTGCGTAGGCTCAGGGAAGACGATGGGCAGGCCCTTCCGTGCGAAGATTCCGAAGAAGCGCTCGCGGCTGGTATAGGCGCCGTAATCGGCGGCGTTCAGAATCCGGTGCTGGAAATCAAAGCCGCGCCGGCAGACGTTCCGAACCCAGCGAAGGTAGAGCCGCCCCGCGTCCTTGCTGACCGGCTTGCCGGCCGCGTCCAGGTCTCCCCACATCATGAACTCGCGCACGTTCTCTATCTGGATATAGTCCGGCTTGAGCTCGTCGATGTAGCGGAACAGATGCTCCGCGAGCGTGCGGCTGTCCGCGTCCCGCGGCTGGCCACCCTTCGCCCTGGAGAAGTTAGTACACTCGAGCGACGCCCAGAGGACGAGCAACGCACCGGGATTCTCGGCCCGCCGGCGGGCGGTAAGTTCCACCAGCTCCGTGAGGTCGAGGGTCCGTATATCCTCGGTGTAGTGTTTAGCCTCGGGATGGTTCGCCAGGTGCGAGGCGATCGCGTGGGGGTCGTGGTTCACGCAGGCGATGACGTGGGCACACTTGTGGCCGTCCACCGTCGCAGCCTCAACGCCGGTAGACGTCCCGCCGGCTCCGCAGAACAGGTCAATGTATAGCAGCTGATTCATTACTCCTCGTTTTTACGTTTCATTTCTTCCACCCGCTCGCATCTTTCTTTGATGACGTAGTAGAGTATGGCGGCGAGAAAGTAATCCTGCGTGCTCCCGCCCAAAAAGCGGGTCGCGAGACAAAAGGCACCCGTCAGAGTCACCCATATCAGGCAGGTAAATAGTTCGATTCTAGTGTCGTGTTTCATATCAACGTTTCTTGTGTTTGGGGTTATTGCCTCTCGCCGAACCGGCTCGCTGGCCACTCGACGATGCCACCGAACCCGAAGGTTTTAAAATTCTTCGTGCAGGTTGCGTAGCTCTGCGGTAGCTTTTCTTCGTGTTCGAATACCGTTGTCGGGCGGCCTTCGTGCCTCTTTGAGAAGTCGTCGGCCTTTTCCTGGGCTTTCTCCTCCGTGTCGAAGGTGTAGCCGGGATGATACCACCACGAACCGTCCAGGTGCTGTTCTAATACCGAATAGATCATATCTCGTTACTTTTTGATGGATTCTCTATAGATCTCCAGGGCGATATTCGCCGCCTGCCAGCTGTAGAACGCCCGGATGTCCTGGGCGCCCTTGACCTCGCCACCATTAGCCGGGTGGACCTCGCAGGAGAAGCGCGAGCGGACGATGCCGTCCAGGATGGCGGTCAGCGGCAGGTTCACTATCACGGTGGCGTCCTTGAACTCATAGACGCGGCGTGTCTTGTTTCGCTGTCTCATTGCTTCCCCTTTTTCAAGAACACGATGCCCAGATCCTCCCCGGGCTTGAATCCGCGAGATTTCAGGGATTCAGCGACAACGCGGCTTTCCATTTCAACAGACAGGCCGTCTCCGTACCGGACCACCTTCCCGTCTAGGGCCGAGCTGGTCAATTTCCTCAGCGCGTTATAAAGGGCCTCGCACCACGACATCCTTTCCTGCATGGTCTCGTCGTCTATCGTTTCGTCGGCCGATATGCTATCCAGGACACACTCCAGCATTTCGCAGGTGAATCCGTCGAACACTACAACCTCAACGCTCTGGCGGAGATTGGTAAGGTGCCGGATGGCCAGCTCGCTCTCATGGTCACGGGGTAGCTGGTTAATTTCAGCCTCAATCAGGTCGAGGACCTGCTGCTTCTCGATAATAGTGTTCCCCATCTTGATGTGGTTTTGTGTGTTATTCGTAATCCTGTAGAGTTCCGGGGCGCCCCGTGTACTCGCCGGCGGATTCCTGGCGGCTGGGGGCCGGTTTGAGATGACGGTACCACTCCTCGGGGATATGCTCGCCGGTCTTCAGCTTATAGCGGAAGGCGAACTTGACCACTGCGACGTAGTCCCAGCCGAGGCGGCGGGTGAAGGTGCGGAGCAGCTTGTCGAAGGTCTCGCGGTCGATCCCTTCGGTTTCGGCAGGGGCCGTCGGCCGGACGTGGCCGAGCTGCTGTACTCCGTGATGTCCTAACAGGCACATAGTCTTAGCGTTTAATGGGGGCCCGGAGGCCCCCGGTGGTTTTACAGCTTGATCCCGTACCGGTCGGCCAGCGCCTTGATCTGGGCGGAGCCGTAGGATGTCGCGGTGATCGTAATGAAATACCTCGGCGTGTAGTTCTTCGAGGTGTCGAGAGAGCGGGCCTTCACGAACTCGTCGCGCCCCATCTTGCAGGAGCCCGTGAGTATGTGGTGCCACTTGTAGAGGTCGGCGAAGGGGACCGCCTTGTCCGGGTCGGGGAAAGCCTCGACGAACTTGCCGATCCTCTCCTCCAGGGGTGTGTCCTCCAGCGCCTTTTCTTCGGCGGACCGCTGCGCTTCGTGCAGGGTTTCGCCGTGGGCGAAGCAGTCGCCGACGCGGGCGATGAAACACGGCTGCAGGGTCAGGTCCTCGCGGAGGATAGAGCCTTTCGCGTAGGTCCCGCGGACGTGGTCTATCAGGGTCGGCACTCCGTCGACCATATAGATCGTGC